CTCTCTTCATTAACAAACTCTACAAAATCATCAAGTCCTACATCTTCAATGATAATATCCAATTCTTCCTCTTCAATACCTTCTTCTAAGAAGTAATCAGCAGCAAACTCAATTGCTTCTTTTACATCATCCTCCTCTTCATCATCTTTCTTTTTCTTTTTCTTACTTCCATCTTTATCAGGAAACTTACCATCTACTTCACCTTCTTCATACCCTTCTCCATCACCATCATCATCAAACCACTTCTTTGGTTTTTCTTCATCGTTTTTCTTACCTTCATATATTGAATAATAGGCAGATACTAATTCCTTAAGATCCATTGAACTATAAAGACACTTTCTTTTTATTTATCTGTATTATGGTTTACCCATTCCAGCAGACCAAAGTTTCTTTAACAATTCAACGATCTTCTTATAGATCCCCTTCTTCTCTGTGTTCTGAATAGTAAACATCGAATTGACCACCTGGATATCTCTTCTCTAATTTAGTTACATTACGAGCCACAACATCTTCAAAAGATATACCAAGTGCCATACATGCATTTGCTGCATACCATATTACATCACCCAATTCAATAATAAGATGCTCTCTATTTGCTTCATCCCAAGGTTTGCCTTGAAATACCATCTTCTTAACGATCTCAAGGAACTCTCCTGCTTCAGCATTTAAACCAACACCAGCAGTAAGAAGTCTTTCAATATTAGCACCTTTCTCATCTAACTGTACTAGACGATCAGATAGTGCAAGAAAGTCTTTGGATTCATCAGATGTAACAGCATCTACGAATTGTGAATACTTATCAAAATCAACTTGTTTAGTCATTTTTCAATCTCTGTAATAAAGTTTTCTTTTTCTTTACTGGTTGCTTCTCTGCAACTACCTCTTCAACCTTAACTTCTTCAACTGGATCTGCTGACAAAGAAACTCTTATTGTGTCTCCGATTCCTTTCATTA